GACAGTTGCTTCAAACTTCTTGAGAAATGGTACAACACCCGTGTGTTGAACTTCTCCCCCTCTGATTTTGCTGTTGATGCCACGGATCCTACCAGCGTTGATGCCGATTCCCGCCCTCTGTGCAACGTATCTACCAATAGCCATATCAGAACTAAAGATAGAATCGAGGGTGTCATCAACATCAACAAGAACACAACTAGCAAATTGTCTAAGTGGTGTTCGCACTCCTGCCATGATGGGAGTGGGGATGTTGATTTTGTGTTTGGAGATTGCGTCATAATACCTCTTGACATATGACATTCTAGTTTCTTTTGGATACTCTGCGAAAATAGTCAGAGCAATAAGCATATACATGAACTGAGGAGTTTCATATACTCCACCACCACTTCTGTCTTGAACAAGATACTTATCTACAACTTGGCGAAGACCAGCATATGTAAACAAATAGTCGCGGTCATGATCAATGAATGAGTCTGCTTTAGTAATTTCTTCTTGAGAATACTTATTGTAGATGTCGCTGTCATAAACTTCGGCAGATACACAATCGATAATGTGTTGCTGAAGGGTAGGAAGTTCTTTCATCTTCCCATAAAGTTGCTTACGAATAGAAAATAGAAGTAAACGAGCAGCAACATATTGATAGTTTGGATGATCAAGATCAATTAGATCGCTAGCACTACGAATCAAAATCTCTTGAATCTCTACAGTAGTAATGCCATCATAAAATTGAATACCAGACTTCATCTCAACTTGACTTGCAGAGACTCCTGCAAGACCTTTACATGACTCCTCAACCATTAAGTGCATCTTATCAAGATCGATGCTCTCAATAGATCCATTTCTTTTTTGAACTTTTAGACCGTTGCTCATATTTTCTTCCAGGTAGTAAATTTAAGTTTTGCTTCTAATCCAGAGTAAGTATTTAATTCTATCACAGACTTCACATCAAGTCCAGACAATACCATATCATTTATATCTTTTTCATTTATTGAAGATGGCCAGATAACTACCTTTTCTCCATCATCGACACACTTTGATATTCGGGAAACGATGTCTTTATTACGTGGTTCGTTATCATAGATCCACACACGATCGCTAATACCCCACTTAGCAACATCACCGTCAGCTCCACACATAGCAATTGAGTTGGGAATGAAGGTAGAGTCAAATGGACCTTCCGTGATGTAGGTAGTTTGAGTTTTTTGTACTTCATCGAGACCATAGATTTTTGGGGCATCATCATCAAACATAATGGTAATATATTTAATCTTGTTAGAATTAAGTGCTCTTCCTTGAACTCCAACAAGAGTATTTTGATAGAACAAAGGAATTATAATCCTAGGTTCATCTTTAACTGTATCATCGAAGACTTTCTTTATAGAATTAATCCACGATTTAAACTTATCCGTATAATAAAATTTATTAGGATTTAGTTTTCTATTTTTGAGATACTCTAGAGAATCAGCATTTTCGGATGCTTTTGGAAGATCTAACTTTGGTTTAAATTGAGGGGCATCAAATTTAAACTTAGGTTCCTCAACAACAAAGTTTTTTCCACTATTTCCCTCTTTAAATTTTTCAAATGTATATTGCTTGTATACGTTTGGATCAATCTGTTTTAAGAAGTTATTAAAGGAAATATTTACACCACAATTATGGCACTTGAAATTAGTATTATTTTTTACCTGATACAAATATCCTCTTGCTTTACTCTTGTTCCTTTGCGAGTCTCCACAAATAGGGCAACGAAAATTGTAAAGGTTATTTTTTACTTTCTTAAATTTTTGAAATCTATGAGAAATCAAATTGATGTACTTTACATCAACAAAATCCATAACAAACACCTTCGGTCTTTGTATTCTATCAGATTACTTTGCCTTGTCAAGGCACAATACTGTCATAATTGCCGTCCATTTAATGACAGAATTTGTGACTTTTTGTAGTGAGTATAACGTTGGTTTTCTTTTTATTTTCATTGGCATCTTGTGCCAACACTGATTTATTTAGATCTTTGTATTTCTATCTGAGTATTATCTGGTGTCAATAAATCAACAACCATATGAGATTGTGAAACTGCAAAAGATACTACTGAAATTACTCCAATTACAATCCAACGAAATTTTACAAATTCTTCTAATCTGGTTTCTATTTTTTCTATTCTTTCTGTTACTACTTCGTGTTGTTCTCTATTTTCTTCTTTCAATTCATCAATCATCTTACCAATCACATCATCAGACTTTCCACACTGTTCTATTTTTTCTTCATGGACAGCGAGCATCTTACTGATGTTTAGACTGGTCTTACCCATTATTTGTATTGCTTCGTCAATCTTCCGCATCATAACTTCATAAGAAGAAAGTCTTTCTTCTAGAACAGCAATTTTAGTGTCTGTAGAAGTATTTTGATTGAACATTTTTCTGAGGATGTTATTTCTTTATTACTACTTTCATGAAACAAACATCCCAAGTAGTATTATACTTATTTATTTTTCTACACGTCTCCATCTTTTTCTAGATCCTGGTGGTAATTTAATTTGAGGCCCCTTTCTTCTCTTCAATCCCATCACAGGATCAAATCCAGCAGTAGGTCCTTTAGGATCGGATGATCCCGAAAATCCTCCTTGAGAACCTGGAGCATTGGCAACCATCATACCCTCTTCCTTTAGGGTCATATAGTTGCGTACTGCTTCAATAATTCTATCAATTTTTTTCTTTTCCATTATAGATCTTATAAAGTTCTGTTAGGCAATGAAGATCAACTTGAATATTATGAATATCGGACTTTGGATATTCAGGCAATCTACCCAAAAAAATAATAAAAGATTTCATAGAGGACCACAAATCTTTTTCTATTTTAAAAAACAACATAGGAGTTGTTGCCTCACCAAATATATTATAAAGAATAATAAAATGATTTAAAATCAGATGAGTTTTTAATTCACCCGATTTTTTATATCTCTTTAACAATCTTTTAATATACTTAAAATGATTTAAGTCTTTTTCAAAATCTTCTTTGGTCACTGCCTGAGGATTTTCATAATTTTTAATAGCAAATAGAAGGAAGTTATCCTCATTCAGTTCATTAAAAATCATAAGTTATCAAACAGTTGGATTACCGTCATAAAGTGGAATGCTTCCCGTGGTAATGCCTGACATTGCAACAAGAGTTTCTGTCTTAACTCTTAGATTACCTTCAGAATCATTGTATGTGGTAACACCAACCCATCCGGCATGAGTTAATGCATAGGAAGTTCCTTGGGCTGCTGCAAGTCCATCGTCAGCAACTCCATAAATGTGTGGTTCATAATCTGTATTAATTTCACTCCAACGAGAATCTAATACAGTGTACTTTGGAAGTTCGCTGATAAAGAAAGTTGTTGCAGCAATTGCAACACCACTAAGACCTGCGGTTGATGCAATAGAAAGTTGAGTTGTGCTTGCAATACCAACAATCACTGCATTTCCACCTTCACCCCTTGGACCAAAACGAATTACGTCTCCGGTTGCGGCCGCGCCAACATTACCAAACGTAGTTCCAGAGCCAGTTACAACAAGAGTGGAGTAGTTTAGGGTGACTGTACCACCAGCTCCTTTATTATCATTATTTCCCCAGAGTGCCATGTCTTTCTTCCGTAAAAAAAATATTTGCTATGAATATTTATAAAAAAAAGAGATCCCGAAAAAAGGATCTCTTAAAAATTTTTTAAGTTAGTTCAGGGAGTTGGATCTACTCCACCTCTCTTTTCTGCCTGTTTCTTCAATTGAAGTAAAACAAAAGATACAATTCCATTAGATTTAACTTTTGGATTAGCACCAAGAAACTCAGAAACAATTAAAAGAATAGTTGCAACTGCTGCTTCGTTTGCAGCAATCCAAGCCCAAAGAGCTGCTACTGACATAATAACCTCCTGTAAAAGGGTTTCATATCCTATTTAGAATTAATTAGCCTCTAATGGAAGTTTTCCTTGCTTTTGTAAATTCAATTTTTGTCTTTCTAATTGTTGATTCTTCTGCTGAAGCATTTTTAAATTTGAGTATTTTTGTCTTTCTAACGCAGTATCAAGAGGTTTTTCTTTTGTTGGAGTCTTTGGTTCAATTTCAGAAGCTTGCTCTGCAATTTTTTTAGCAATCTTGGTAGCAGTTGCATACATTACTTCTTTACCGCGACCTGGGTATCTCTTTTCAAAGTCTGCTGCCTTATCCTTCATTGACTTTACAAGTTCTTCTTTCTTTTTAGTTTCGGCAGAAGTTAAAGTCTTTTCATTGATTTGAACTTCTTCGCTTCTAACAGAAGAAAGGAGGTCATCTAATTTCGACTTCCTCTTTCTTGCAGGTGCCTTAGCAGTTCCACCACTTACTTTAGTGGTCTTTGCTTTTGGTGCTGCTGCTTTCTTCTTTGCTTTTGATGGAGTTGTTTCGCTACCTTCCCAAGGGTCAGAAGGTTTTTCTGCTTTCTTTTTGGTTGGAGCAGTGTAAGAACCACTACTTACCTTTTCCTTTTGACCTGCACCAGCACCACGATAGGTTGAAGGTTTTCTTTCTACAGTTGCTGGTTTTTTATCCCCACCTTCCATTTTACGAGCAACACCTAATGCACCTTTAGCAACCTTTCTTGCTCCAGTTGCTACTGCTTGTTTTGCTGCCTTTTTAACACCAGCAAGTTTTTGTTTTGCTGCTACTAATAAACTACCTCTTTTCTTTTCAGGAGTAGCAGTGTCGTGACCAAAAGTTACTTTTGCTTCAGTTAGAGCATATTCAAGTGCTTCTTCAATATCATCTTCACCATAACCTTCATCCAGAAGTTCATCATAAACACTTTCTACAATATAATCAACTTCATCAACCTCTACCATCTCAAGTAGAGTTCCGCCAAGGTTCTCTACAGCTTCACCAATATTAGGATTAATTTTAATTTTATTTTTTACTGTCTTTTCAGTAATTTTTTCATCATTTTTATCTTTAGAAATATATTCTGCAACTTCAGAAAGATCTTCTCTCCAATTTGAATATCCTTCTTTTGTGATTACTTTTGAACGGACCTTTCTACGATTCAAGAGGTACTTATCTGACTTATCGTGATCGCCATCATTATCAATATCTTTATCTTCTTTACCTACAGGATCTAGTCCTTCCTTAGTTACCAATCCAACAATGTTCTTATTCTTCTTTGTAACTTTATCCATGTAAGCAATTGATTGCTTTTGTTGGTCGGCATATCCTTTTCCTGTGGAAGGAGCAAGTTTCTTATCACCAGATCTTCTTTCTGCCGATGCTGCTCTTCTCATTTCAGGATCAGTACCTTTTACTGCTTCATCAATCTCATTTTCTTCCTTCATCTTAGCACGTTTTGCTGCTGTCTTTGCAAGCAGTCTCTCTCTTGCTGCCTCTTGCTCTGATTTAGGAATCGCAGTCACAGCACCAAGTCTTTCTGCTGGTTTTCCAGGAACTGCAGATTCAACAACTTGCTCCAAATAAACCTTGGAAATATCATTTAGAGGATTAGTAGACATCTTAATTAAGCACTTACTTTTTGTTTCTTATACTTATTTATAAATTTGTCTAAAAATGCTCTACCACCTTGCTGAATATTTTCCTTACCCAGAGTAGATCCTGGAGTTTGCTTCATTGCATACTTTAGATATCCAGTTGTTCCAGCAAGTGTGTTTGGTTTTCCTGGTTCTCTGTACATACTATCCATTTTAACTTCAGTATATTCCATCACATCTTTAATCCAAGACTTAAACATATATCCTTCTTCAGTCACACAGATTAAATGATTGGTTCCTCTACGCATTACTTCACCAATCAAACCGGTATTAAGGTTTTGAACCTTATCTCCAATTCTAAAAATCTTCCCTCTTACATAATTCTCACGAAGATTTCTCATATCATACTTTGGAGCAATCTCCCATAATGCAAAACTTTCTTTCTTTACTTTTGATTTCTTAACCTGCATTCCTTGACGAACTGCATTAAAGAGTGCTTGAGTATCTCCATCATCAAGAGTTTTTGGTGTTCCTCTACGGAAAGAATCAAAGTCATCATCAATTACTGCCTTTCTCATCTTAGATGCAGACATTCCCTCTACACCTTCAGCATCAGCGTCTCTTACACCAGCAGATACAACTCTAATTAAATCAAAGTTGTATAGTTCTCCATTATACTTTTGTGCAAGATTCTCAAACTCTGCCTGGCGATCAGATCCAACGACGATATTTACATTAGTATATCCTTCTTGGTTAGCAGTAACAAGAACATCAAAAATAGTTTTCATTTGATCATCATTAATAATGTTCTCCTTAAAATCAGGGAACATTTTCTTCATATAAGAAATTTTAGAATCAGGATCTAAAGGATTTTTCTTTGGATCTTGAGACCTTGATGGATAAATCTTAACGTCTCCACCAGCAGAAATTCTCTTTGCTGACTTGAGAAGTTTATCGTGTCCTACTGTTGGTGGATTGAAGCGACCAAAAACAATAGTAAGTGGTGGTAGTTCTTCCGAAGGTTCTTCTTCAGGTTCTTGTCCGGGTGCTGCTTGAGATTGAGGTGCAGGTGCCTGTGCTGCTTTAGTTGGTTTTGGAGCAGCAGCAGTTGGTTGTCTTTCTGCTGCAGGTTCCTCTTCGCCTTTTGGTTGGCGACCATCAGTGAATTTAAGTTTTCCCTTTTCTGTTCTTGCAACAACTTTGCCTGTGCGGTCAATCCATCCACCATGGCCGTCACCTTTCAGACCAAGTTTTTTCGCTTGCATTGCTGCCTGCGACTCTTTTGCTTCAGATAGAAAATTGAGAAAACTTTTCATATTTTGTGTTGATATACTTATATTTATTAAATGCCAGTATCGCCCATTTTGATTAAATCTTTAAATTCTGGAGTAATTCCGGCAAAAAATTGCGGGAAAGCAGCAAAATCTCCCTTATATCTTAATTCAATATCTAAAATAGGAGTGTCTCCTTTCGATAAGGTAAAGAAAACCTTGGCTGCATTTTTAGATAAAGTTTTTTGTTTATCTAAAACCATCTTGGTTTCTTGTCTCGATAATTTTGCCATAGCAATCATAATGCTATGAACATTTAGAACATTTGCACTTCCTATATTAGGAGATAAATTCTTATCTACTGTGCCAACACCCTCCGTTAGATAAAATCCAAACTCATACTTATCCCAAGTATCCAGAACATCTAATAAATTAAGTTTTAATACTCTAGTCAGAAGAACATCAGCAAGATTATCTTTTACATCATCCTGATTCATAATATCAAGAAATCCCTGATAGAGTGGATTTAGTGTATTACCTGTACTTTGAAGTTTTTTATTTACAAAATCTCTAAAACTTTCTTGAGATGGATCGTTGCCAGATTGCTTAATTAAACCGTTTGGATCTTTCAAATCAGACTCTGATTTCAAGTTAATTAAAGGAATTGGTTTTCCATCTTTCTTCCTAATAACACGCATGTCCCACAGAGATTTTGCATCTGCTTTGTTGTTTGGATTCAAACTAGAGATATTTTTGTTTCCGGAAAGAGCAAATCTTTCCAATGGGCCGCCTGGACCGCAGGCTTCTTTAATTACTCGGGCAAAAAATTTAATTCTATGATCATTCAGTTTATCTCTTGTAGATTTAAACTGAGGTCCTTCAATATATGCCGAGAATGCATTATTAATTAGCGTGGGACTTGCTGAATTTGCTTTTGGTTTCTTTTTTAAAGATATACCAACAAAGTCATTACCATTTAATTTTAAAATAACATCAGATGAATTATAATCTGCCATTCCAAATGCTTTAACTTTAAAAGGTTCAACATCAGGATGCCATTTATTACCAGTAAGATATACTTTTGATGGAATTTTATCTTTCTTAAGTTTTTGCCTAGTTCCCAGAACTGCAGATATTGATGCAGCAAGATCTCCATAAATGTCTTGCGGACTTTTTGAAGATGTATCAAGATCAATGATTTTGATCATTCCATTTTTTGTTGCATTTCCAGCAGCATCTAGTACTTTATCACTCTTTAAATTTTCAAGAGCAACAAAGTATAGTTGCTTAAATTTATCAGTATCATTTTTTGCTGCATTCAAGTCGGCAGTAGAAACAAATGATAAACCAGCATATAATCCTTCCGATGGTTCAAATGCCATTTACTTATACTTTTTAATTATTTATTTTATTCCCCATAATGTTCTATAAAATGACAGTTAGCGCATAACACTTCACATTTACCAATTTCTTTCATTAAAGAGGAAAGTTTTCTCTGTCCTATTTTAGAAGATACATTAAATTCTTTATCAGAATTTGTATGATGAAATTGAAGAACTCTATAATCATTATTTCCACATCTGTTACAAGACAAAGTTTTCTTGTAGTTTAGATATTCTTCTTTATAATCATCTCTTCTTTTATCTAATACAACTCTCTCACAGGAAAAACACATCCATCTATAATAATTTTGCCTTCCTTTATTTGCAACTCTAAACTCTTCAATTTTCTTTGTTTGATTACAACACTTACATAATCTGTGAGTTCCAAAATCACTCAACTCTCTTGGATTATTTGCATAACGAACTTTAAGACCTTCGCTTATAGTTCTTGATTTTATATCTCCTCTTTTCTTAGCCTTTGCAATCGCACCGGCACTAATACCATACTTTTTATGCAAATCTCTATATCCCAATCCAGAATTATAATCCTCAGATATTATAGACCAGTCATAAACTTTTTTGCCCATTTTGGAATAGCAACTCTACTACTCTCTATTTATAATGGAGTGTAAGGAAATCGAATCCTTATTGCTGGAATGCAAATCCAGAGTAATAACCGTTATACGAACACCCCAATAAAAGACATTATAAAACCCGCTCAACAAAAAGTCAAGCGGGTTAGAAAAACTTTCGCGTTTATCTATCAGCGACCCATTTGCTTAGCATACCACTTCTCAAAGTCCTCTCTACGCTTGTTTCCTCTTGGAGGCATAGGAGTTTTTTCTCCACGAGCAGGAGCATACTTTTTGCTCTGCTCCCTTTCATACTTCTCAGGGTTATTGCGAGCCTCTTGTGCTTCATCCAGATAAATCTCAAACATCTCATCCCAAGTGTATCCAGAGAGATTATAACCCTCTTCTACCAGAGCATCTACCCAAAGTTCAAACTCTTCATTCTTAAGTGCTGCTGCTCTTCTTGCTGCTTTGTTTCCAGTTCCAATATAGTTCTGTTTCTTAATTGGATTTTTAGCCATGGTTGGAGTCATTGGAGTTCCACCAAGACCTTCTCTATCAAAGTCGCCTCTACCAGAACCACGAATTTGTCTGATGTGAGCAACATCAGCACCTTTACCAGACTTTGCTCTACCTGAAGGAGTGCTGCGAGCAGCGATCATTTCTGCTGCTTTTGCTTTACCCTTTTCGCTATAGATTGCTTCGTCAACATACTCTTCTCTCACCTTCTCTACTCTACCAGCACCCTTATTTCTATATCCTCCAGGTCCCTTTCCTTTAGTTTGATATTCTTTATTACGACGCATTATATCTTCGTGACCTTTTTCAGTATCTCTCAGTCTATGTTTTCTGTTGGATAAAAATCTTGCAATAGGATTACCTTCACCAAGAATAATATCAATCGCTTCCTCATCAATCATATTTGCCATCAACCACTCTGCTTCTTCCAGAGTTTCTGCAAATCCTTCTGCTTGGAGGAACTCAAGGACTACATCAAAGATATCAAGGTCTTCTTTTCTTGCCCTCTTTTCTAAAGTATCAAGTGCTCTCTGCTGGCCACGCTCACGATTAATAGATTTATATTTGTCCTGATAAGTTGCGGTTCCTTGGTCCCACTTTTTGTTTAGTTCGGTATGACTTTTATCCGACTTTTTAATATAAGCACGTAACTTACGATTGGAGAGTTCATCAATCTGTTGAGGAGCATAAACTTCAGAATATGCTTCGCATAAACCACGCAGTTCTTTAGAGTCCATTTTTACAAATACTTTCTAGTTATTTATAAAAAAAGACCCCAAAGGGGTCAAGCACCAAGAACAGATTCAATACTATCATCAAGATCTTGAATCACCGAACGAATATCAACTACACGAGGAGGAACACTTGCCTCATTGTAAGTATATCCTTTTTGCGAATCAAATAGAACTTGGCGAACTGCTGCGGCAGCACGAGCATCCATTTTAATTGTTACTTCTTTTTCTTTAGTCACAGGTCTCCCTCCTTACGATTTTCAGAACGTTCAATACTAAAAGCACCCTCAGGATAACGAGCACTCAGTTTCTCAAAATTCATTTGGATTACTTCTTCAATAGAAATATCAAGTCCAAGACACGCCTGAGAAACATACCACATAATATCTCCAAGTTCACGCTTCAGGTGAAATAGATTTTCTTCGTTTACTGGTTTACCTTGAAAGACAATCTTCTTTACAATCTCAGTAAACTCACCTGCCTCAGCAGACATTCCTACAGCAGCAGTAAGCAATCGCTCGGTAGGAAATCCTTGGATTTTGAGATCATTAAGACGATCGGCAAACTCAGGAAATTCTTTGCTTGGTTTTGATGTGGTTGTATTGACGAACTCAACATACTTATTAAGATCAATAGTCATATTAGAATTTAAATCCTTCGAATGTTTTCTTTGGTTTCTTTTCTTCATAATCATACTCTTCTTCCTTTCCATTGTCAAGGATATCATTCTGAGCAGATTGTTCGCAGTCATAAAGACGCATCTTTGCACGATCAATACCAATCACGAAACGCTTATGAATGGTAGGATCATTATATCGGTTCTTAAGTTGTTTTACAAGAATCTGTCCGAGACCTTCAAGTTCCTCCGTTGAAATCAGAGCAAACATCAAGTCAGCAGTCGCAGGAAGACCAAAAGATTCTGAAGTATCGGTTAGTTCCACATCAGAAGAACCATAACCAGAACGAGTGGTCTGTGTAGCACTGACGATTGGAACACTAAACTCCACAGCAAGACCACGGAGTTCCTCTGCGATTGCTTTAACAAAGGTATAAGAGTTGATATTACTATTACCCTTATATCGCGAAGAAGCACAGATATTCAAGTAGTCAATAAAGATAATATCAGGTTTGAATGATTTCTTGAGAGCAAGTTCATTCAGAAGAGACTTAAAGTGCCCAGAGTGTGCTGAAGCAGTTGGATACTCTTTAATAATCAGAGTGCCTTGAGTCTTCTTAGCAAGATTCGTGACCTTATTCTCAAACATTTGCTTGGGAAGGTCTACGATATCTTGAATAGCAACATTCAGGAGGTTTGCATCAATTCTTTCAGCAATGCGTTCTTCTGCCATTTCCA